CTCAACAGTCTGGCAGATGAATTGATGGAGTTGGTTGACGCAGACATCATGTCCCGTAAAGACTGGACTGAAACTTATGTTAAAGGTCTTGAAGTACTGGGGATGAAGTATGAAGAACGGACAGAGCCTTGGAACGGAGCCTGCGGGGTCTACTCAACCATCCTCACTGAGGCGGCGATTCGTTTCCAGAGTGAGACGATTACTGAAACGTTCCCTGCGCAGGGGCCAGTCAAAACTGAAATTATTGGTGCAATTGATAAGCTCAAGGAAGAAGCAGCCGAACGAGTAAGGGAGGACATGAACTACCGCCTTACTGAGGAGATGCCCGAGTATCGTCCTGAGCATGAGCGCCTACTGTTCAATCTTGGTTTGGCTGGATCAGCCTTTAAGAAGGTGTATTACGACACTGCCATGCGCCGCCAAACCGCGCTGTTTATCCCAGCAGAAGATGTGATTATTCCCTACGGCTCCAGCGGAGCGCGTACTGCTGAGCGGGTCACGCACTTGATGCGTAAGACCAAGAACGACATCAAGAAGCTGCAAGTTAATAAGTTCTATCGGGACATCGACCTTGGTGAGCCGATGCAGATGCGTACCGACGTGGAGAAGAAAAAAGCTGAAGAGCAGGGCTATTCTCTGACAGATGATGACCGCTACCAGATCGCTGAGATTCAAGTGGACTGGAACCTAGCAGGATACGAACATGAAGATGAAATCGCTTTACCCTATATTATCTCCATTGACCGGGGCTCCAAAGACATTCTGGCTATCTACCGCAACTGGGAAGAAGATGATGAGACGTACCAAAAACGGCAACATCTGGTTCAGTACGACTACGTCCCAGGTTTTGGGGCTTATGGCATGGGCCTTATCCATATCATTGGTGGCTATGCTCGCGCTGGGACTTCTCTTATTAGGCAGCTTGTTGATGCGGGTACTCTTTCTAATCTTCCCGGCGGCTTAAAGTCTCGCGGGTTGCGCGTCAAGGGTGACGATACGCCAATTGCACCGGGAGAGTTCCGTGATGTTGATGTGCCTTCTGGGGCCATCAAAGACAACATCATGACCTTGCCATACAAGGAGCCAAGCCAAGTCCTGCTAGCGTTGTTGAACCAGATCACAGAAGAAGGCCGTCGCCTAGGCTCTATTGCGGACATGAACGTCAGTGATATGTCTAGCCAAGCCCCAGTGGGTACAACGTTGGCTCTGCTGGAGCGTCAACTCAAGATTATGGGCGCGGTTCAGGCGCGGGTTCACAACTCAATGAAAGAGGAGTTCAAGCTTCTCAAAGTCATCATCCGTGACCATGCACCATCTAGCTATGACTACGAGCCTTCTAGCGGTGACGCCTCCGCGATGCAGGAAGACTACGACATGGTCGAGGTAATTCCGGTCAGCGACCCCAACAGCAGCACGATGGCCCAGCGGATCATGCAGTACCAAGCGGTTATGCAGATGGCGCAGCAGGCACCACAGATTTACAACCTCCCAATTTTGCATAGGCAAATGATTGAGGTGCTGGGTGTTAAGAATGCTGACAAGCTCGTGCCGATTGACGATGACATGACTCCTCGTGATCCGATTAGCGAGAACATGGCGTTTCTCAAAGGTGAACCGACCAAGGCGTTTATCTACCAAGATCATGATGCGCATATTGCCACGCATACGACGTTCATGCAGGACCCAATGATTATGCAGACGATGGGACAGAACCCAGCCGCGCAGCAGATGATGGGTGCGGTCATGGCCCATATTGCAGAGCATCTCGGGTATCAGTATCGTCGCAAGATCGAGGAGCAATTGGGCGTACCACTACCCCCACCGAACGAGAAGATGCCTGAAGAAGTCGAGGTTCAGCTGTCTCAGTTGGTTGCACAAGCGTCAGTTCAGTTGTTGCAGCAGCATATGTCGCAGGCTCAGCAGCAGAAGAACCAGCAGACATCACAAGACCCGCTGATCCAGATGCAGCAAGCTGAGCTACAGATTAAGGCCCAAGAAGCCCAGACCCGTGCTCAGAAAACGCAGGCGGATATCCAGCTGGCGCAAGAGAAACTCAAGCTTGAGGCTCAGCGGATGATGCTCGATATGCAGAAAGAGACCCAGCGAGTGGGCTCGCAGGAGCGTCAGAACAACCAGAAACTTATGGTGCAGGACCGCCAGAATACCCAGAAAGTTAAGGCTGATCTGGCTAAAGCTATTGTTAAACCACAAGGAGGCGGTAACAGATGAACGCAATTGAGCTACTTAAAAAGCAAAACGACGAATTTCGCTTAAATGCGGTAACGAAATTGATAGGCGGCGGGGTCCAAGACTACGCTGAATATCGAGAATTGGTTGGTGTTATACGGGGTCTTGACCACGCCAATTTAAACCTACAAGACCTCAAAACTCGTTTGGAGAAAGAAATAGATGACTGAAATACTCGTAAGCCAAGACGGTGCCAACACCACTGTACTTCCCGCGTCGGCTGAAGAGAAAGCTAAACAAGTACCTGATCCTTCTACTTTTCATCTTCTCTGCGTATTGCCAGAGATTGAAGAAGAATATGGGGACAGCGGACTTATTAAAGCAGGACAAACTATTCATTATGAAGAAGTCCTATCTCCCGTGCTGTTCGTTGTAAAAGTAGGCCCCGATGCCTATAAAGATGAGAAGCGATTCCCATCCGGCCCCTCCTGCAAGGTAGGGGATTTTGTATTGGTTCGACCCAATACTGGTACACGTATCAAGATTCATGGCAAAGAATTCCGAATCATTAATGATGATTCTGTCGAAGCTGTGGTTCAAGACCCTCGTGGTATTACACGTGCAGCATAAGGAGAATATATGGCTGAGTTTGAAAAAACTGAATTTGAGTTTCCAGATGAGATTGAGGCAAAACAGTCTCGGGTGGGCTCCAAGAAAGTAGAGATTGACGATACTCCTGAGATTGAGATCGTTGACGATACGCCTGAGAAGGATCGGGGCCGTGGGGTAATGGAGACACCCCCTGAGGAAGTGACCGAGGAGGAGCTATCGAAGTATTCTGACAAGAAATTGCAGGACCGATTAGCAAAGTTAGGTCGCGGGTATCACGATGAAAGACGGGCAAAAGAGGCCGCTTTACGTGAAAAAGACGAGGCTTTTAAGCTGGCGCAGTCGATTATTAATGAGAATAAACAGCTCAAAGGATCGCTCAGTACCAGTCAGGAAGCCCTTCTAGAGCAGGCTAAGCGGACAGTTTCCTCGGAGATTGACGAAGCCAAGCGGGAATATAAAGCTGCTTATGAGTCAGGAGATTCTGACGCATTATTGGAAGCGCAGGACAAACTCACTGCCGCCAAGATAAAAGCGGATAAAGTGAATAATTTCCGCCCTACCCCTTTACAGGACGATAGAAATACTGTACAAACGGCACAAACCGCGCAAGCACAGGACCCTAAAGCGGAGCGTTGGCGTACCAACAACCCGTGGTTTGGGCAGGATAGAGAAATGACCGGCTATGCGCTTGCGTTGCATGAAAAGCTGGTCTTGGAAGATGGATTGGACCCTAGTTCCGACGAGTACTATAAACGTCTCAACGGCAGGATTCGCCATCTATTTTCGGATAAGTTTTCCTCCGATGGTGATGATGCAAATACTTCTCAGCGCCAAAAAGGAAATGTTGTTGCACCTGCGACCCGTAGCACTGCGCCTCGAAAGATCGTGCTGAACGCAACGCAAGTACAACTAGCCAAGCGGCTTGGTGTTCCACTGGAACTCTATGCTCGTAAGGTTGCGGAAGAAATGAGGAAATAAAATGACTGAACAAAATCGACTATCTCGTGCCCTAGAAACTCGTGAAAAGGTATCCCGTCCTGTAAAGGCTTGGACACCTGCTCAATTACTTCCTGAAGTAGACGAGGAACCCGGTTACAAAATGCGTTGGATTCGTACAAGCATGGGAGGTCAAGCTGACGCCCGTAATATTTCCTTGAAATTCCGCGAAGGATGGGAGCCTGTAAAGGCTTCTGAACACCCCGAAGCGTTCACATATGCCGAGCCTAATTCCCGGTTTAAAGACGCCATCGAAGTAGGTGGATTAATCCTCTGTAAAACACCTGTTGAACTTACTGAACAGCGAGATAGACATTTTCAGCGAGTAGCTGATGACCAACTTGCCTCAGTAGACAACAGCTTCATGCGCGAGAACGACGCCCGTATGCCACTGTTTAAGGAACGAAAGTCTACAGTGACTAAGGGATCAGTTTTCGGTTCTGGTTCTTAATTTTGGAGTTTAACTATGGCTTATCCTACAGTTAGCGCCCCATATGGTCTAAAGCCTATCAATCGTATTGATGGTATGCCCTATGCTGGTGCTTTCCGCCAGATTCCCGTAGCTGCAAGTTTTGGTACTGCCATTTTCTTTGGTGATACCGTACAAGTTGACAGCACCGGTTATTTGGTTCTTTCCACTGCCACTAATTCTGGCACTATCGTTGGCGTTTGCGTCGGCGGACAGTATGTAAACTCTAGCGGTCAAACCGTTCAGGGTCAATACATCCCCGCGTCGATTTCTACGTCTTCTAACCTTGCTTATGCGTATGTAATTGATGATCCTATGGCGCTTTTCAAAGTTGCCGTGGTCTCGTCTGGCACGACCATGAGTTCCGCAGGTCGCACTGTGGTTGGTACTAACTTGGCCTTGGTTCTGAACGCAGGAAACACCACCACTGGTGATTCGGCTTTTGCAGTTACCTTGACCGGCGCTGGTACTACCGCGACTATCCCAATCCGTGTTATCGACGTAGTGCCTGAAACTGCAACCGCAGCCGACACTTACACCGAACTATTGGTGAAGATCAACACTCACCAATATAACAACACCACTGGTGTTTAAGGAGTAAATCATGGCTATTTCACGCGCACAGCTACTTAAAGAGTTGCTCCCCGGACTGAACGCTTTGTTTGGACTGGAATATGCACGCTACGGCGAAGAGCACAAGGAAATCTACGAGACTGAAACCTCTGAGCGTTCCTTTGAAGAAGAGACGAAACTGTCTGGTTTCTCTGCTGCACCTGTTAAGAACGAGGGCTCTGCCATCGCTTATGACAATGCACAAGAAGCATGGACTGCACGTTACAACCACG